GTATGAGCAGAGTTTCTTAAAGTTCTGTTCGAGTATTTCCTTCGAGGGCTGGAACACCAAGGTATGACCGTCAAGCCTTGCAGCTATATCCGCTATGATAAGCGACTTTCCGCTGCCCGTAGGTAACACCATAATGGCATTTGTTTTCTTCGCCTTGTTATTGAAGAAGGAAACGGCAGCATCAGAGGCTTTCTGTTGGTAATCTCTCAAACGGAATTGCATTTTCTCAATAAGTATTTGATTAATAATTCTTCATTTCTATTATTTCTCCTAAAGTTCTGCCATGCGGCTCCATAACTAAGATTATGCTTTTCGCAAAATTCAGAAAGAGAATACCGATTGCCATCAATATGTATATATACAGTATTAGTTCGGTTTCTAACCTGCTCTTTTCTGGTAGCCCATTTACAGTTTTCAGGAGAATAATTTCCGTTTACATCTTTTCTATCAATAGTAAGCCCTTTTTGATAACCACTATTCAAAGCCCAATTAACAAACGACTCAGGATTATTTTTCCATTCTTCACAGATACCTATTCCCCTGCCTCCATAATTTTTATAGCTTGAATGTTTAGGTGAATAGCATCGTTCTTTCATACATCTAAAAATCCTATAAATATCAGTTCTTGACAAACCGTGCCTATAATTATACTTAGTGATTCTATCTTTTGTTTTACACCCACAACTTTTTGATGTTCCATTTCGTAATCCATAAGCACTAACAGAATGAATAGAACCACAATCACATTGACAGATATAATAAGATTTAATTCCTTTATGGTCTAATCTATCCAAATCCTTATGCAATACAAGCCATCTACCGAACTTATGTCCTGACAAATCAGGCATCTTATTACATGATTTTTTATAACTCATAGCCCTTTCTCCTTTCGTAACTTCTTATTAAGTGCTTTGTAATACTTGATTAGCTGTTCGTACTCAAAATCAGTCATTTTGGAAGTGCTGGCAACTTTGACTTTCAGCAAATCAAACTTCTGTTGACCGATTTTAGCAATTAGATTCACCCGATAGCCTTCCAAATGGTCGGCTTTGAACCTGTTGCAGTGCCGGCATTCGGCATGGCAATTATTCTCATCAAACCGTGTTGCCAAATGTGTACGACTGAAATAGTGCCCGCAGTCCGCTTGTGTAAACGGCTTTATCTGTCCACATGATATACATCGGAAGGAACCGTTTGGCATACAATCACGAAGCCGGATGAAAAGGGAAAACTCTTTGTCGAGCTTAGCTTTCAAATCCGGCTTCTTCTTTACTGTTATCCCTGCTTTATCAAACAGAGGTAAAGGCTTGTCTTTCTTCTTAGCCTTTCGTTTTATGTAGTACGGCATTGTCTATTTGTCCAATTGTTTCATCAAGTACCTTGTCTCTTGAACGACGGCTTGTTTGTCCCAGTCATATTCATTGTCTCCATAATGGAATGTGTCAAACCCGAATATCCACCAGTCATCACCTATTTCCGTATTATCGGTAATGAATTCCACATCATCCAATATGGGATTTCTTTTTCCGACATACTTGGAATTAATTTTCCTTTTGCTTCCGATAGATTCTTCACCGCTTATTGCCGGTTCTGAAAATGTGATACCTCCATGTACACTTATATCATCAATATCAAAATAAGACATTCCATGATATTTGTTCGCAGAGGGAACAGCCACATATCCGTTATGCGTTCCATGCTCTACCATAGTGGACTTAAACCATTCGTTTGATTTTATAAATGCTACTGCTTTATTTTCCATAGTTTTCTATTATTGGTTTACACAGTTCAACAACTTGTTTACAATCCTCCACATCAAACATTCCGATATGGCAAAGCTCACGTGGTATGCCCAGTTGATTGGATAGCCACAGGTAGGCTTTGTTTCTGTTTGAAGTGTTGGGGATATGTTTCTTCCAAATTTTATTGATAAGATTGGTCTTAGCTACCTGGTCGAAGTAGAAGTGGGCTTCTTTCTTGGCTTCCCTTAGTTCCGCGTTTGCCAAACGCCCTAACGCCTGGTCTGTACCCTTGTGTACTCCGACATAAGCCCTACAATCTCGGCAGAGGTAAATCATACCGTAGGAGCGTCCGTAGATTACAGAACTATCCACGTATTCAGTAGACCTACCGCAATAAGGGCAAATCTTACCAGTTAATAATTCATCCATAATTTTCCATTAAAAGCCCCGAAGCGTATTCTCCGGGGCACAACCATTATTTACTAACCCTTGCCATTTATGTGTGGCTCACATTTATGTGGAGAGCCCGGGCTCGAACCGGGACGAGTGGTGTTTTTGCGGTTATATGATTTTAAATCATTCTACCTAAGATGTCTCGCAGGTTGCCGGCTTGGTTATTAACGGTTATCCTGGAATTTTGCACCTCACATCTTGATTAACGTCTACCAATTCCGTCACTTCTCCATGTTCGCCTGCCATATCTTCACAGACCGAGCAGGCAGGTTAACAAAGTTATTCCATATAAGCCATTGAAAACTCTTTCGGAATAAAACGCCCGACCGGGATAGGTTTAGCAGATTCAATGGCTGTATGGATTTCCCTCTTTCTGAACTCATGTCCCTTTTCTTTGGCTTGTTTCTCACATTCTTCCTCTTTGTTTTTGAGATAGTGGGTAATAAGCATCATTGCTCTGTCAACGTTGAAGGTGTTCACGACAAAAGTCTGAACTCTCTCGTCTTCATTCTCCCCATCCGTGAATGTGATTTTCGTCTCAATCTGATAGAATTTCTTTTCATTGGGCTTGGAATCTCCCTCTTCTTCATCTTCTTCCGTTACAGAATCGTTTAAAAGGAATGTATCTTTTAATTCTTCGAGGGTGGCATCATCTACCTTGCGTTCTTTCAAATTGTCAGTAAGAATCACGCAAGAATCGAACTCCTTGACCATTGTCAAGGTGAATCCGAACATATAGTTTAGTTCGATGTAATCTTTCAAGATACTACAAGAATTTTCCAATCCGGTGGCATACAGCAGGAACTTATGTTTCTTGTCCCCTATTTGTGCCTGTGCAAGATAGGGATATAAGAATTTGTTCTCGTTCTCGAATGCCAAGCGGTTCTGGTTGCTGACTTCCACTTCCTTAATGCCGTCAGCTTCCATACTGAAACGAATTTTCGCCAAAGTGTCTTGGTCTATCAGCGTGCCACGGTCAAAAAGAATTTCATTCCGTTCGATGGTTACTGTTTCACCTGTATCTTCATCAATGAAAGATTCCTCCCATGTTTTGAGGACACGTTTTGCAAGGTACATGTTGAGCATCTTTTTCGGGTCAGATGTCACATACCTGATTTCTGTTTTTCTTGTTTCTATCATAACTAAATAAATTCTTGATTTCTTTGTATTTCCTGCTGTTCCTCAAATTTCCAACAATATCCACCTGCTGTTTTTCTTTTGTTGTTACAACATTGTGAGATATTTTGAAAATTTATGCCGGTATCTCTACAAGCGTCCATTAATGTCAAATGTCGCTTTATAAAAGCTCCATTCTTATCTAATTGAATAACTACTTTACCTTGAGATACGGCCCTTCTTCTTTGGGCAGTACCATAACTCAAATTATAAGCGTGAGTACACCATTCCAAATTAGACAAGCTGTTATTGCTTTTGTTTTCATCTTTATGATTTACAACTGAATACCTATGAGGATTGGGTAAAAAAGCCTCTGCTACTAAACGATGAATGTTAAGTGTATGTGAGCGTCCGCCTTTGAATAGGTTTACACATTTATATCCACATCTATCTTGTAGTTTAAGGATATGCGGCTTTTTCTTCATTAATTCACCATTTTGTAGTCTTACGTAACTGCATATAGATTTAATTCTACCCCTGTCTGATACTTGATATAAACCTTCATATCCGACAACATCTTTCCATATTTCTGCCATTATAAATAATCTTTATTTCGTCCAATCTCTATTTCCATTAGTTGAATCAATCTATCTTCATCAGCAGAAGGTAAATATATTCCGCATTCAGCACTTGCCCAATTACGAAAACGGGTAATACTTGTACTCATTTCTGCACTATCTAAATCAGCAGAGCTGCGCAATATCTTTATCCGTCCCAAATACTTGTCGTCTCTCTCACGAATGAAAATGGATGGATTAACAAGCTTTTTATAATACTGTTGCTTCACCCACTCCAACGTGTTTCCGGTCTCACACGCAAAGTAACCTAAAATCACATGCAAATATTTATTGCTTTGCAGGCTTCTTTTAGGCTTTTTCTCTGTGAGTTCTACAACCTTACCGCTTTCTGCGAGCTTTGCAGAACGAGCCTTAAATTGCTCTTTCTGCAAAGGGTTTGAAGTATCGTAAAGGGACATACACTAAAAAGGCAAATCGTCCTTTACATTGCCATTCGCATCAACCGGAGGTGGGAAATTCTGCGGCTGTTGCTGATAAGTCGGTTGCGGTGTAGGTTGTTGAATTGGTTGCTGTGCCAGTGTAGCTTGTGAGGATTGCGACACACCGCCACGCGCATCTATTTTGTAACACCGAATAGACGCCATACGTTTGAATTCTCCGTCTTGATTCGTCCAAGAACGCCCTTGTAAGACAAATGATACAGTAACAACATCACCCTGATTAAAGCGGTCAAGTTCTGTACACTTGTCACCCGAAAACTCTAAGGGAATAATGTTCTCATACTCGCTACGCTCTCCCGTATAAGGGTCGTAAGTGGTAGCATCTAAAATAAACTCCCGTTTTATAAATGAGGAACCACCGTTTTTGGATGGTATTTGAACGGTTTGTCCGATTTCGATTATCCGTCCGGTTATTTGGTTTGCCATTAATTTTCTCCTCCAAAAATCTTTTTATCGGTTATAAGTTCTCTGTTTTCTTCCAAAAACCGGATAAATTCCTCACAATGATTAGTGAGAATAGGAATATCACGTTCTGGATTGAAAACGTATGTTTCTGTATAGGTATCTACCACAAAACCGCCTTTATTGAACTCTACAATGTTGTACTCAAATGTCCGTACATCCGAACCGTTCTTCATCAAAGCGTAAGGATAAACCAAATGTTGATGGTGGTCTTTGAACTTCCCTACGGTATAGCTTCCAGTTGTTTTGATGTCGTGGACGCTGGCCGGCATCAGCTCGTCAATCTCCCCATAAACCAAAACATTGCCGTATGCGGTTGAAAGAATCGCTTCTACCCTTTGTTGGGTCAATGCTCCTTTGAAGTAACCGGCGAACTCTCGGCAAAGTGAGATTGGGAAAGTAAAAACACGATTATTATAGGTAACTCTCAAACCTATAACCTCGTTGGTCTGAACCTCATCGTAATACAAAGGTTTACCTGTTTCGTCACAAGCTCCTTCGCGTATTGCCTTATATACCTTTTCAACCTGCACCGTTTCGGATTTCCGATTTTCAACCATACAGTCAATAACCTCATTAAAGGCTGTTCCCTTGTCTGCCGCTTCGCTGTCGAATGGCCTGCGGTTAATCCGGTCTATCAGTTCTTGAAACTGCTTCTGCCGAAACTCTTCTTCCGTATATGGTGGATTCTCACTCCACCCATAATAACGCTCATATATGACATCGCTATTAAGGTAATTGAAGTAAGAATCCAACAATGTTGCATATATACGATAGTTAGGCTGCATCTGAGTAGATTTTAGTTTCCTTATTGAATACCAGTCCCAAAGCCTTTACCTTTGCAGCAAACAAATTTCTCGCCATCATCAAAGAACTACCAACGTGTTCAAACTCATTGATATGTGAAGCGAACTCATTAGCGGAGTTGGCATCGGTGATAAATTCAATGCTTTCTTTTATTTCTTCTATCACCTTGTCATACTTTTCCTGCGCTTCCTTCTTGGCAGCAAGCATACCCAAATACGAATTGATTATCTTGGCGGTGATAAAGTCGTTCTTTGCGGTTGGATTACCATTCTTGTCAAGGATGGTAGGAACTTCCATCACTGAAGGAAGATTGCAAGTATTCTTACCGTCATTTCTTGAAGTTGGGTCAAAAGTGATAGTACGTCTTTGGACGCCTCTTTCGCTTTTCATTTCAAGATAACCGAGCAAATCCAGTTCAGTAACGATAGAGTTGTAGGATTTTTCACGCAATGCAGGGATAAACACCGTATCATCACCTTCTTTTCTTGTGTCGCGATGGGCAACGAAAATGATGTGCTTGTTAAGCCCCGAAAGTGTTCGTGTCATCCATGAAAACTCTGCATTGATACCGCTCCAATCACGGATGGACGGCTGGCGGGTTCCACACTTGTGAGTAATGATGAAGTCCATCATCTTGCCGATGGTATCTACTACAATGGTCTGATAAGCGGACAAGTCCTCTTGAAGAACTTGCTGAACATCGCTCCATGAAGTGACCTGTACCGTGTCTATATTCTCCAAGTGCGCCATGTTCATGCGCTTCACGCCGTTATCGAAGTCCAACAGCAGCGGTTTCGGTGCGCTCAATGCTACCGTACTCTTTCCCATTCCGGCTTGACCGTAAATCATCATCTTCACGGTGGTCGGGATAACTAATTCATTACTTTTCTTAATCAGTGACATAATCGTAAATTTTATAGGGTTATTTGTTCAGATATTTACTCATTTTAAAAGCATTAATAGCGGATTGTATCTCGAACTTGGAATATATGATAGGAGAATTTCTGGATGAGCCTTTTCTTTTCTTATGCACCAATCCTTCTTTCTCTAACTTTTCCAAAAAGTTAGGTTCATACCCAAGTGTCTTTAACCATCTGAACGCTTCTCTTTGCTTGATTTCATCAGATACAGGAGACCGTTTCTTCTCACTGGCAGCTGCACCAAGCTCCGCCATGTCCATGCAGATATTTTTAAATTCAAATAATTCAAGTCTTACCTCCATACCGTCCAGTTCTTTCAATTCGTTCAACTCTCGTTCTTCGTCCCCTTCTCATATCGCCCTGTTCGTGATAGAGCGAAAAAGAAAAGATGCACAACAGGCAGAAAGCAACAGCCGACCTAATAGTAGGTGAAAAGTCCATCGTGAACTTCATACCAGCTATTCTCTCATATAGCATGGTTGCCAGTTCTCTGCCGTTCCTTACGTTCAAAATCTCAAAAGCTCTTTGCAGTTGGTTGTTTATCGTGCTGACCGCTCGGCATTTGAGGTTTGCAATTTCTTTTTTCTCATACCCTTGTGCATACATTCGTGCCGTAATCTCGCATTCAGGTGTAAGTTCATTAAAAACTCTCTTCATAATCGTGTAAGTCAGCTGATTAATAATTGCGAATAACCTCAATATATCCGGCTTCCCTGTTAGTGTCCACCGAATACAAAGTTTGCTCCTTGTCTATTATCCGATCAATCCTTGCCAGCCTGTTAAGATCAGCGGTACACCTGCGAAGCTGTCCGGCAAGTTTGTCGCTAAAGTCAAAGCTGATTCTGTCATTCTTCTTTTTCAGCTTTTTCTTGATTTCTGTTCTTTCTTTCAGTTCTTTTGCCATAAGAGTAAAATTTAATTAATGATTCGTGGATGGTAAGGGAATCGAACCCCTCTCAATCGTGCCAATTATTTGCGCAACACGAAGCTCTAACCGATAAGCTAACCATCCGATTAAAAAAGGTGCACTATCCTCACGGACGGCACACCCAGTACAAACACAATATAAAACACGAATATCTAATCTATTATCAGAACAATGCTTTTAACCGCGTTCTTGAAATGATCAAACTTCCGGTTCAAATCACTCCAAGATTTATACCATGTATTTTTCTCTTCAGCTAATTTCTCGTTAGCCTCTTCCAGTTCCTGCACACGCCTTACTAAATCTTCATGCGTCATGCCTCTTAATTCTTCCACTGTCATAATCGTATAAATTTAAAATGTCGTTAAAAAGGTAGGAGTCGAACCTACTTCTTGTAAGCTAAATGAATATATAAATTAGAATATAAGTTAATACCAACAATTAATCGCTTACACGCATTCCAACAATGCTACTTCATAAATTACTGCCCAGCTGGTTTACAAGGTGATTGTGCACTCATCCCCATGCGCCTTGTGCCGGATTATAGGACTACCTTTTAGTGGTCTGTTTTAAGTTCTCTATAAGTTATTCTCATGAGCGACACACACCCTACACATATAACACTCATTATAGTGATAGAGAATATTTTCATAGGACTGTAAGTAGTAATAGCCCCGTAAAGCATACCGGCAGCACATATACTAACCAATATAGATAAAACGAATTGGATTGTTTTCATAATCGTATAAATTTAAATAAGTACCTGTACCCTAATCGAATAACAGAACCTTATTTCAGTTCAGTACAGGCTATATTGTCGAAAACAGTACGGACGCCTAACCCGTATGCTCACTGCTCAAAGACGATTCTTTGCGGTGTTTTCTATTAATTGTTAAACATTGCACAGCTCACAAGCTCCAACTTGCTTATGTGCGTTTGTTATCTTTGGTTGGCAAAAACGGCTTATGAATTACACCGTAATTGCTTTTACAGAATTTCAAAGAACTAATCAATAGTACCCTACCCGATTCTCGCTATCGGTTGCCGTTCAATCCGTCTGTAGGGCTGTCGTGCGTTGCATAATCGTGTATTATGCGTATCGGCTGATACCTTGTACCCGGCATAGAGCATCGTAGTCCATGCCATCATCTTCACAAGTTTCAAAACCTTTTAAGGCATCTTCCAAACTGTCTATCTCATCCGTTATCAACTGGATAGCTTCTTTTTTGCTATCAGCATTGAACATCAGGCAGACAGCCTCTTCATCATTGTTATGGGCAGCCTCTAAATCTTTATAAAGGCTATCCAACTGCTGGTTAATCGTGTAAGCATTCATATCCATATCTTTTATGCGATTGACATCAGATTAGCTTTTTTGAAGCATCTGAATTCTTGGCGTTCAGTATCATAGTAAGTCTGGACGGTATCATTCTTTTTTCTGTTGTCAGTACCAGTGATGGCAGGCATCAGCTTTTCATTTAGTGTACCGTATGCCTCACGAACGGAACCGTCCACTTTTTTGAAGTAGAACTTCACTATCTTCTTTTTCATCTCACCTTTCAACTTCAAGTTAGCCCAAGCGACCTTCATTGCTTCGCTCATGGTGTAGCCATTACGCTTAACGAACTGCCAAGCAAGGCTCATTACTTCGTGTAAAAATTCTCTTGTTCTCATAATCGTGTATTTTAATATGTTTATACTATTTGAAATCTGAATTAATCTTCGTTTCTTTGTATCAGTTTAATTTGATAATGCAAATATACTTTATAATTGTAAAGCAACAAAGAATTGCTTTACAATTATAAAGTATAACAACATTATTTAACTATAAAAGCAGGTTATACCTTATTATAATATGAAGAAAGAAGACAGAAATAGAAATTGGATAGCGTGGATAGCACTTGGATTAAGTGTCATTGCAATATTGCTATGGCTATGCAAATACGAGCCTGTAACATGGACTCTATTCGATTCTATGATTGCTTTTCTTTCTTTCGTTGTAGGAGCATTAGCCGTAATGGTTGGATATAACATTTTTGGGTTAAAAAACGACCTTAAAAATGAAATAGAAGAAAAATTACAGGACATAAGTGACCATCATGTAATTCATACAGCAAAAACTATGATGTATATAGAGATACGCCTGCTACACATGGCTATGAAATTAAAAAATATAGCAGATATAAGGCAATCTATTTACATGATGCTTGAGACCACTGAAAAGACTAAAGATAAGGAAGATATAGATTATGTTATTAATCAGTTGAAAGAACTTAAAACACGATATGGATATACACTGTTTGACGATGCATTCACAAGGAAACTAAAGATTAAACTCGGAAGGATTGGCACTTTCTCTGATAGCGCGCTTCTCTTCCTTCAAGATCTTGAAGTATGATTCTTTTGCATTATCAATAAGCCTGTTTGATTCTTTAAATGGATCCTTACAGATTGTTTTGTTTGGCGTATGAGATGACTCTTCTATTTGCATTCTCATTGATTCAAATAGAAAAGGATTGATTATTACCATAACTATAAAAGTAAAGCGACCAACTCCAAAGTTGCGGTTTGAAGTTAAGTCGCCTATATAGTCCCTTAATGGGAACAGTTAAACAATTTAGTCGAAATCATCCGCAACTTGATTCCGATACAAATATACTTTATATTTATAAAGCATCAAATTAAAAGATATAATTTATGGGAATGATTGATAGATTTTTTGAAGCAATAGAAAAAGCTGGTATAACCCCTTATGAAATAGAAACAAAGTATGGAGTGAAATCTGCTCAATCTAAAATTTCGCAGATGAAAGGAGGAAAGACTAATACCGGGAAAGAAAAATCCCTTCCATCAGATATATTGTCTGCTGTTTGCATGAATTGTAACAAAATAAATTCGGAGTACATCCTTACAGGAAGAGGGAACGCGATAAACGAAGATAAAAATACAGATGATGTGATTCCTAATATACCGACATCTTCCGGCACATCAATTACATCAGAAGAGGAATTTCAAGATGCAAAAAATAAAGGATTGCATTTATTGCCACAGGTAAGTTTTAAATTTGCAGCTGGGCAAACCCAACTCATAAGTATTACCGAAGATATCACCCGCTATTGGTATCTACCCGATTGCAAAGATTGTGAAGGAGTAGCACAGATAGTAGGAAGATCTATGTCCCCAACACTTCCTTCTGGCTGTTGGGTTGCTTTAAAAAGATATACACTTCCTCATGATAATCCAAATACAATACCATTTGGCAACATATTTGGAATAGTAGTAGAAGACAAAGAAACCGGAGAATATCATGGACACATTAAGATATTACGTAGGTATAAGGAACAATCTTTGGCTCGTAAATACTGGATTGCTCACTCTATTAATACGGAGGAATTTGATGATTTCGATATAGAAATAGATCAAATAAGAAGTCTTTGGATAGTAAAACAGCACATCGTAAGCGATACATTATTATAAATAAAATCTAATACTATGGGACTATATTTCAGAAAAAGAATTAAGATACTTCCTGGAGTACACATGAATGTTAGCAAATCTGGTACAAGTTGGTCGATTGGTCCACGAGGAGCAAAAGTAAATTTCGGTAAACGAGGAACGTACGTTACGACAGGAATACCCGGCACAGGTATCTATTCAAGAACAAAAGTTTGTAACAATAATATGTCCAATCATAGAACGCAATTAAATAATGCAGATTCTGGATATGAAATAAAGAATTATACTGGATGTCTTTTCTCGTTTATATGCTATGCCCTTGCAGTCATATTGCCAATCTGTGGTATACATTTTGCTCTATCTATACTTCTTATAATAATAGGATTTGCTTTACATTTATCGTCGGTTGAGAAAAAGGAAACAGTTCAAATGGACAATGAAATTGGCAACGATAATGAAACCCTAATTACAGAAACACCTATAAATAGGATAATTACAGATACAGAAGAAAAAGTAGACAAAAAAAAAGAAGAGATATTTATAAAGAAAGAAGAGGAAGAAAAAATAGAAGATCCCTCTGTAAATAATGTTGATATGATTAGACTTGATCCGCTATTTGAAGATTCTGCCCGTTTGGTTGTGATTCACCAGCAAGGTTCTACTTCATTAATTCAGCGTAAATTTGCTATAGGTTATAATCGAGCAGGGCGTATTATGGACCAACTTGAATGTGCTGGAATTGTAGGAGAAACAAGTGGAATTAAAGCGAGAGAGGTCTTATGTAAAGACGAAGGTGAACTCGAATATAGACTAAACCATTTGGAAAAATCTCGTTTTGAAACACTTAAACAAAAGCAGGAAAAAGAATTTAAAGAAATAGCTCAACAAGAAGTTCTGAATGAAAATTCAAGATTGATTAAATTAGGCATAGATTTAGAAAAGGAAGGTATGATAAATGAAGCTATAGCTGTATATGAAAAAGCTATTATACCACAACTTCCAGCAACACATCCATATGATAGATTAATGATTCTTTATCGGAAAAAGAAAGATTATGATAATGAAATCAGAATCATTAAGATAGCCATAAGTGTATTTATGAAAGAAAATGAGCGCAGAGCCGGAAGGGCAATCGAAGATGATTCGTCGTTATACAATCAAGTGATGCAGGCTCTTGAAACTAATGAAAACATTAGATATGAAGACGGGAAATGGGCTTTCGTTCAATATGACGTAATGGAGTATATTACAAGATTAGAAAAGGCTAAAAGGCTATTAGAAAAATCCAAGAATTAAAGAACAAACTAAATATATAAGATTATGAAGAAGATTCTATTTACCATAATAGGCTTGTCAGCACTATTCTGTATGAGTTCCTGCGATGAAGCTGTTTATAAAGGGAGGAAAGTGTATAAAGCATATTTCGATTATACCTTAAAAGACCCTGAATCTTTCAAGGTGTACAGCGAAAAATACACAAAGGATGGAGATTTCACAGTAAATTGGGAACTGGATTATGGGGCTAAAAACTCTCTCGGTGGAATGGTGAGGGAGAAGGCTACGTTTACAACTGTTGGTACTTCGATATTTATAGACGGAAGTAGTTACAGGCTTGATGAATTGAAATGATTTGAAAATTGTTTTAGCAATATTTTAGCAATAACAACTAAAGAACATGATTGGAATCCGGGAAGAGTTAAAAAACAACATAAGCCGGGGATTACGCCCGGCTTTAACATGAAAATCTCCTTTGTTTCAACATTGTTTCAACATCAAACGAAAACGAAAAATATAAATAGGTGACAAACAGCAGATTAAGAAGTAGAAAAAATTAGCCAGATGAGCTAATACCCCGAGAAATAATAACGATGCAAAGATACATAGAAAATCAATAATACAAAGCTTTTGGG